ATGAAAAACTGGGTAATTGCAATTTATAAAATTCAGTCGTCTTTGGAAGATGCTGAAGTGGGACTTCGTCGTCAAATTGAGAGGCACACCAAAGACATGGTGAGCGAGACGGTTGATGTTTGCGACAAGATTTTGGAACTTCTTTCAAAGAAAATTCGGCTTTGCAATTTGAAAGTCATGTTTGATGAAATCATGAAGTCTTTTTCAGAGGATGAAAAGGAGCTTTTTCAAACAGTTTTAAGCAAGCGCGAATTTCTGTCCGAAATTGCAAGAGAGAGAGGAATTAACAAAAGCACAATGCTTCGAAGGTTTGACAAACTAATTAAAAAAGCAGAATGCGTCTTGATTGATCTAAGGTTCGATGAAGACAGGCTGGAAAGGGAATATCGAGGACTTGTTAGAATTTAGTGTGGAGTTTTTTTGGGGGGGGTGGAGTGTGAAGTTTAATGATAAGTTTAATTTGAACTTAACTCCAAACACCAAACTAAAAAAATACGAACAGGTGGAAGGCTTGTTGAATTTGCCTTAATATCATACTCCAAACACCAAACTAAAAAAATCTAAAAACTTCTCGTTTCTCTGGAAACTGGTTTTCTTTTTTTGAACAAGAGGAACATGACAATGACGGCAGGGATTGAAAGCATTATGACGGCGATTGCGATAAAAACATTTGAGGGGTATTCGTTTCCCGGAAAGATTGGCGGATTTTGATTTGTGTTTGGTGGAACTATTTCATAGTCGTTTGGCAAGATTTCGCTTGCATTTCCGTGATGATAATGAAGATATCCATGAAAAATATCGCCACTTGCATTTTCATAGCGAACGAAAAACCATTGAGAGTTTCCAACGATTGAACTTCCTTCAATAGTGCCATAGAAAAACAACTCTTCGCCGATTGCAATCTGGGCAACACTCGAACTGCTTTGGTTTGGCGCTTCTCGCAAGTTGACATAATTGTCATAAAACTGTGTTGTTGTGAAAGTTGCGCTATGATGGCGAGGTCTTGGCTCAAAGTCGACAACTTCAATGTCATCAATAAGAACATAGCCCGTGATATCAAGATAACTAATGCGGATAAATCCGTTTTCTTGCGCATTGCCCAAAAGCACAACAAAATATGTTTCTGGCAAAGTAGTCATTTTTGAGTTGTTATTTTGTTCGCGAAAAAATGGAGCGTTGCTTGTGAGTCTTGCAAAAGTTAAAGGACTCGTTGAAGTTGTCATGGGGACGAGCCCCATTGCTGAAAGAACAAAAACAATTAAAAATATGAGCGAAAGAATTTTTTTCATAATAATAGTTGAGAATTGACAATTTGACGTAACATTGAAGTTAATCATTAAATTGTCAACAGTCTTCGACTGCTTTGTCGGATTTTACTCGTATTCGCGTTCAGCGTCAAGAGGGTCGAAGACCCTTGTCAACTGTTTTCAACAGTTTTGTTGGAAACTGCTACTACACGGAACAATCTCAACAAAGGCATCAAAGATGCGTGTTAACAGTCTTCGACTGATTTGTCGGGTTCTGCTTGCATTCACATTCAGCATCAAACGGGTCGAAGACCCCTTGTCAACAGTCTTCGACTGGTTTGTCGGGTTCTGCTTGCACTCGTATTCAGCGTCAAGAGGGTCGAAGACCCTTGTCAATTGATAATCTCAATTCAATTATATTATTGCCAATGGTGAAAAATGTAGACATCATTGTTGAATAATGAGAGAAAATGATGAAATTTTTAAAATACTAGAATTTTAGATGAAATTAATATTTGGTTTAAAAAAATATGAAAAACAGCAGTTTAATCAAAAAAATTCTGACGATTGAGAATGATATAAAGCAATTTCGAAAAAATAATAATCTTTTCTACTATAATTCTGACCCAGAGAAAATTCACGCTAAACAACTTGAATTTCACAAAAGTCAAAAACGAAATCGTTGGGTGTTTGGTGGAAATCGAAGTGGAAAAACGGAGTGTGGTGCGGCGGAAGCGGTTTATATGGCGAGAGGAAATCACCCTTTTCGCAAAAACCGTGATAATGTTGCTGGCTGGGTTGTTTCGCTTTCAACTCAAGTTCAACGCGATGTTGCTCAAGCAAAAATTTTGCACTACATCAACCCCGAATGGATTGAGGATATTGTCATGCAAAGTGGACGGGCGTCTTCTCCGAAGGGCGGAGTTATTGACTATATTCTCATCAAAAATATTTTTGGAGGGACTAGTAAAATTGGATTCAAGTCGTGTGAGATGGACAGAGACAAGTTCGCTGGAGCATCTCTTGATTTTGTTTGGTTCGATGAAGAGCCTCCAAAAGACATTTATGATGAGTGCAGAATGAGAGTAATTGATCGGTGCGGTGACATCTTTGGAACGATGACACCTTTATTGGGACTGACTTTTGTCTATAACAAAATTTATCTTAACGAGGATGGTGACGATGATGTTTGGCATATTCACATGGAGTGGGCGGATAATCCGTGGCTTGATAAAAGAGAGGTGGAGAAAATTACCAAAGCCATGTCCCATGAAGAAATTGAGGCAAGGCGTTATGGGAATTTTTCATCTTCAAAAGGACTAGTTTATTCGGAATTCAATGAACGAATTCATGTCATTGAGCCGTTTGAGGTTCCGAAAGAATGGTTTGATAATATTTCAATTGACCCGGGACTCAACAATCCGACTTCTGTGCATTGGTATGCGGCGGACTTTGACGGAACTGTCTATGTTATTGCAGAGCATTATGAGGCGAGAAAGACGGTCAAAGAGCATGCAAATGCCATAAAATCGATTTCAGAAGGGCTAGGGTGGCACTCTGACGGACGAGGAAGATATTCCGCATTGATAGACAGCGCAGCGGGACAGCGAACGCTTGCGAACGCAAAGAGTGTCAAAGAGTTGTTTTATGATGAAGGAATTGTCACGAATTCAGCTGTCAACAAAGACCTTTTCTATGGCATTAACAAGGTGAAGCAATACCTAAAATTGCATGACGAAAAGCCAAGCCTTTACATTTTTAACACTTGTAAAAACCTTATTCGAGAAATAAAACAATATTTCTGGGCAAGCAACGATGTTCCCAAAAAAAAGGATGATCATGCCCTTGATGAGATGAGATATTATCTTTGTTCAAGGCAAGATAAAGTGGGAGATGGGGAGCAGAAGAGTGACATTCAGTTGCACAAAGAGAAACTGATTAGGAAGAGGCGAAGGAGAGTTTAATTAACAGTGAATAGTGAATAATGGTTGTCAAGGGATTTCAGCCCTCTTGTCGGAAACTGCTTCCACTAGAAATCCCCAACAAAGGGGACGAAGACTCTTGTCAAGGATTTTCAATCCTTTTGTCGGAGATTACTTTTACATGGAGCTGCCCCAACATAGGGGTTGAAGACCCTTGTCAACAGTCTTCGACTGCTCTGTCGGGTTCTGCATGCATTTACACTCTTCGTCAAGAGGGTCGAAGACCCCTTGTCAAAAAAATATTTTTTATTTCTAGAAAATTTAAAACATCTATTTGCACTATTCACTATTCGTTAGAAACTATGGACAAAAAACTCTATAACGCATTAAGGAACAAAGCCCTTGGCTATGACATTGAAGAAAAGACCGAAGAACATAACGCTGAAGGTGACCTCATTAAAACCAAAACTGTGAAAAAAAAAGTTCTCCCAGATCTTGCAGCAATCAAAATGCTTCTTGAACTTGACAGTGAAAAAAATGAATCTATGACTCTTGAAGAACTTGAAAAAGAAAAAAGACGCCTAATCAAAGAATTAATCGTGTTTGAAAAAAAGACCAAAAAAAACTTAATTGGACAAACATCACTATTTGATTAGCAACAAGAGGAAAAACAATTTGACAAAAAAAGCAGGAGAAAACAAACAATTTAATAGAAACTTTCAAAGTGAAGTGGGTAAGTCCAGTTTTGGCGCTCTTCACTTTTTTGGTTCAATTTTTTAAAATAAAAATAGCCACAAAGTGGCGAAAAGGAGAAAAAATTTTATGGAATTAATAAAACCGAAGTATCGAATCAGATGTGAGTTTGGGGTTTGCAAGAACTTTGCAAACATGACTATCAAGCATTCACGTCTTGGCATTGGGGGTGCACTCAACATTTGCTCAGAGTGTGCAAAGGGACTAATGGACTTGTTAAAAAATGAGTTTAAAACAGCCAAAAAAGAGGAAGTTGTGAAGGCTGACGAAGATGTTGAGACAAAGAAGACGCCGAAGTCGACAAAAAACAAGAGTGAATAACTAATAATTAATCGTTGTTCACGATTCATTATTCACTAATAAAAAATTCGGAGAATTTATATTTATGAAAAACTCAAAAAAATTAAAAAACAGAAATTTGGATGAAGAGGTTGTTCGATTCAGAGAGGACATTGTCAGTTCTGTCACGCAAGACTACAACGAGAGAGCAAGAGAACGTTCTCAGTTTGAGTCTCAATGGCAACTAAACGCAAACTTTTTAATTGGCCGTCAACACTGTTTGATTAATGCGGGTGGCGAGATTGAGGATTTGTCTCGAGAATTCTTTTGGCAAGAAAGAGAAGTTTTTAATCACATTGCACCGATGGTGGAGTCTCGTCAAGCGAGACTCAGCAGGGTTCGGCCACGCATGGCTGTTCGGGCCCGTTCGTCTGATGATGATGCCGTTCGCCTTGCAAGATTGTCGACAAAAATAATCGACGGCGCATATCAAAAACTTGAACTAGAAGAAAAAATTCTTGAAGCAACCTACTGGTCTGAATTGACTGGAACAGCGTTCTATAAAACGACTTGGGACAGGAATGGAGGACGAGAGATTGGAAGAATTAAGGGTGAGTGTGGAGTTGAGGATGAAAATAATTTTGCATCAACTTTAAATTCCAAACTTCAAACTCCAAACTCAGGCAAAGCCGTCTTTGAAGGCGAACTCCGCGTTGATGTCTGCCCACCATATGAAATTTTTCCGTCTTCAATTCTTGCATCTTCAATTGAAGAGTGTCAAAGTATTATTCACGCGAAGGCGGTTGAAATTAGTCAAATTGAGAGAATGTGGGGGGCAAAAGTCAATCCCGCAAAAACGGATGTTCTTTCTCAATCAAGCGTTTCTTTCATGAGTGGACAAACTCAACTTGCAATCAATCGTGAGCATAGTGAAGAGTATTGTCTTGTGATAGAGCGCTACACTCGTCCGACAAATGAGCTTCCGGAGGGTGAACTTGCAATCGTTGCGGGTGATGTTCTTTTGCACTATGGAAAGCTTCCGTATGTCAACGGAGAAGATGGAAAAAGAGACTTGCCGTTCATTCGTCAAGTTGCGCTCACTCGTCCCGGGTGTTTTTTTGGAACAAGCATGATAGAAAGGTGCATTCCGATTCAAAGAGCCTACAACGCCGTAAAAAACCGCAAGCACGAATTTTTGAACCGCATAGCAACGGGAGTTCTTGCGGTGGAAGACGGGTCTGTTGACATTGACAATCTTCAAGAAGAGGGTCTTGCTCCGGGAAAAATTTTGTCTTATCGTCAAGGGTCAATCATGCCGCGCATGCTCGACATTGGGCGAGTTCCACCAGAATTCAACGCCGAAGAAGACAGACTCTTGCACGAGTTTATAACGACAACGGGTGTCAGTGAAATCATGAGGAGTTCAAATGCTCCAAACTCTGTTAACTCTGGTGTCGCGTTGCAATTGCTCATTGAGCAAGATGACACGAGATTGATGGTGAGCGCGGAGCAAATAAAGCATGCAACAAGAAGATTGACGAAACATTTGCTAAGACTCTATAAGCAGTTTGCAACAAATGGAAGATTGCTTCGTGTCGCAGGAGCGAACGGTGAAACGGAAGTTTTGACGTTTAACTCTAATGACATAGTGAGTGATGATGTCATTTTCTTGACGGAAAATGAACTTTCAAACACACCAGCTGCAAGACAAAACATGATGTTTGAACTGCTTCGAATGGGAGTTTTTCATGATCAAGCGGGCAAGCTTGCCGACACAACAAGGTTCAAAATCTTGCAAGCACTTGGCTATGGTGATTGGGAGTTCAGCAAAGATGTCGAAGCACTTCATATCAATCGTGCGGAAAAAGAAAACAGTGATTTCCTTGACAAGGAGCTGCAAGTTCTTGAAGTCGATGACCACAGTTGGCATATTTCAATTCACACCAAATTCATGTTGACAAACGAATTTGCGTCACTTTCAAAAACTCTTCCAGAACTGAAAGAGAAAATGCTCGAACACATTCGCGAACACAAAATGTTTGAAAGAATGACGGAGATTGCCGAAGTTGGAGCAGGAACTGCTGTTTAGAAAAAATTGAATATTGAACAGGTGAGGATAAAAAAAATGAAAGGTATTAAACCGCGGTATAAATCCCACCCATGCCGCCCTTTAGGCGACTTATCGGGGGATTAACCCCTTTTGTTGTCGTCGTATTTTTACTCTTGCAAGCAAGAAAAAATGCTCTTTGCATAAATTTCCACCATATGTGTTCCATATTCAATATTAAATATTCACTAAAAAAGGAGGACAAAAATGTCTAGAAAACAAAAAAGGGCGTATGAATCGCTCAAAAAAGCGTTAGGCGAACCAAGAGATGAATATCAACCATATTCAAAAGATTCCCTAACAAAAGACGAGTTATTTGCGGTTATCTATGACCTTGAAAGAGAACTTCTTTCAAAGGACTACAAGTTGGCTGAACTTAACGAAAGAGTGGATTATCTGCTTCAAAACCACTCGCAAGAGGAGTTTGAACACTTTGTGAAAAAACTCAAGGATGAAGCTTCAAAAGAACATGCTGACGAAGAAAAGGTGAATCTTTTGAAAAATGTTGTTGAATCAGCGCGTGCGAGGAATCAAACAAGAAATGCACTTGAGGAAAAGGCAGAAGTTGCAATTAACTATGTGGAAAATGGAAGATATGCAACTGGCAAAGAAGCGAGTGAGGTTGTTGCGGAAGAGTTTGAAGGGAACATCTATTCTGAACCAACGGTGCAGTTTGATGAAAAAGAAACGATTGAAAGCATTGAGATGCCACAAGACGAGTTGAAAGAAATCCCTCGCGCACCAAGAGCAAATGAACTTGAAGAAATGATTCAAAGAGAAACTGCCATAAGACTCAATGAAAAACTAAACGATGAAGAATTTGTTCAAAACAACATCTTGAACAATGATTTCATTGTTGCAAAAGTTGTCGCGAAATACCTCGCGTCACTTGGCGAAGAACAAGGGGCAGTGACGTTGAACAGCGCAATTGGAAGAAGCGCACTAACGCCACTAGCAAAACCAAGAAACCTAAGAGAAGCAAAAGCAATTGCAGACAAACTATTCAGATAAATTGAATCTTGAATAAGTGTTGTGCAAAATATTATCACCAACTATTCAATATTCCATATTCAATAAAAAAGGAGGAGGACACAAAAAAGTGTCCCATAAAAAAAATGGTAACAGTACAAAGCGCAGAAAATGCATTGAAGGCGGTGTATTTAGGAGCAATCACGGAACTTCTTAACACCAAAGTAAACCCTCTTTTCACAAAGATTGAGCAAACAAGTTCAGACGTTTGGGGAAAAGAAATCAGAAAAGCAGTGTCAGCAGGTCTTAATGGCGGTGTTGGTGCTGGAACTGAAGATGGAGAATTGCCGACAGCTCATGGCAAAAAATATTTGCAAATGGTCGCAACGCTCAAAAATATCTATGGTCAAATCCAAATTTCCGACAAAGCAATCAGAGCTTCGGCAGATGGAAGAGGTGCGTTCACGGACCTGTTGAACGCAGAATTAACATCACTTCTTGAAGCTTCAAAATTCAACATGGGCAGAATGCTCTATGGCGACGGAAGCGGAATCTTGAGTGGAGTTGATCCGGGCACTCCGTCGGAAGGTTATCCAGTCGGCAGACCAAGATTTTTTGTCGCGGGAATGGTCGTTGACCTTCTTAACTTCAACAATCAACTTGTTTCAACAGGACACAGAATTCGCCATGTTGACCAAGTCCAAGGAAGAATTTTCTTTGAAAACGACCCACCAACACTAACTACAATAGGCGGAAGTCTTGTTGTTCAAGGAAGCTTTGGCAAAGAAATCACAGGACTAGAAGCTATTTTTAACAACGAAGAAATCTATGGATTGAGAAAAGAAGACCATGGTTTCTTGCAATCTCACATTGGTATTGCAAATGCCCCAATTGACGACATCTTGATTCAAAGAAACATTGACGCAATCGAACACAACACGTCAGGAACAATCAACTTCCTTGGAGCATCTCCAGATGTCAAATATGCTTACCAAGAATACTTAGGGCAATACAAAAGAAACATCGACATCATGGAACTAACAGGTGGTTTCAAAACACTTTCATTCAATGGGATTCCGTTTGTGTTTGAGCGTTTCGTTGAAGATGGAAGACTAATCCTTCTCGACACAACTGCATTTAAACTTCACCAACTTGATGATTGGCGTTTCCTTGAAACTGAAAATGGAAAAATCCTTCGTCAAAACCAAGGCAGAGCAACCTATAGCGCGACGCTAGTTAAGTATTGTGAATTGATTTGCGACAAGCCGAATGGACAAGGTGTCATCATTCAAATTCACACTTAGAAAAAATATTGAATATCGGATATGGAATATTGAATAGTTGAGAATAAAAAATAATTATCAAAACATAATTCAATATTCCATATTAAATATTCAATTAATTGGAGATTTTTTTTATGATTGGAACACATCAACTCATAACAGAGGACACATTCAATATTGCATCTCGTCTTAAAAATATCGACTCGACCTATTTTCTCGTCTTTAATCACAAGACGAGAAAATTTGAGGTGCATTCACGTGAACAGCGAGGGAATTCGCTGTGTTTGATTTTGCCGTTTTCAACTTTGGATGAAAGAACTCTCATTCATGTCAAGAAAACTCGTTCAGAAAACCGAAAACAATTTTTAATTGAAATGGAAAAAGAAAACGAAAAAATCGAAAAAGAAAAAATCGAAAAAGTAGCAAAAAATGCCGAAAAAGAAACGGAAAGAGCATTTAGATTAATTTAG